ATAGGATTAGTTAAACAATTTAGAAACGACGATCCAACAAGTTATTTATCAAACGAAGACCAACAAAAAAATATGTTGGTTGATATGGTAACACAACCTATCTCAACAGATATGACAAAACCTGATATTTTAGATTATCAACTGCCTGCAGTTGGAGCATCACTCGCTGCATCAACAGCACTTGGTGCACCATCAACAATCAAAGCTAGCAGATCAAGAGGATTAGGTGTTGAACAAAAAGGATTAATAAGAACTGGTGGAAGAGTATTAGGTAGAGGATTAGGTATTGCAGCAGCACCTGGAGTGCTAGCGCCACTAGCTGCATTAGACATTACAAGACAGGTATCTGAAGGAGATTCATTAGAAGATATTGCAACAGATCCTCTAAATTATCTATATCCTGCGTTTGCAGATCAAACACCTAAAATAACAAGAGGACTACCTTCAGCTTTTAGAAAATTTGCTAGACTTGGTTTAAGTAGACCAGCGTTAAGATTATTGTCTAGAGCAGGTATAGGTGGATTTGCAGCCTCTGCTGCTATACAAGGATTAGGATTATTAGATGACTAAAAAATTAACAACCACGATACCACCTCTTAGAGGACCTCATCCACAGGGGTTGAATGTTCCTGGAAAAAAGACTATAGTGGTGTCGAACTCGGAGAAAAATAATGTCAGAAATAGACAAGTCTTTACCAAACGTAAAGCAGGAAATAGAATTACCTAGTGAAGAAGAGATAGCAGAAGCGTCTCAGGCAAACATAGAAGAACAGGTAGGACCAGAAGATATTCAAGTTACACAAGAAGAAGACGGTGGTGCAACAATTAGTTTTGATCCAGAAGCTGTCAATCAACCAGGTACAAACGAACACTTTGATAACTTAGCAGATTTATTACCAGAAGAAGTTTTAGGAAGAGTAGGTTCTGAACTTTATGAAAATTATACACAATACAAAGCATCTAGAAAAGATTGGGAAGATGGTTACACAAAAGGTTTAGATCTATTAGGGTTTAAATATCAGACAAGATCACAACCATTTTCAAACGCAAGTGGTGCAACCCACCCTGTATTAGCTGAAGCGGTAACACAGTTTCAAGCACATGCTTATAAAGAATTACTTCCAGCAACTGGTCCAGTGCACACTCAAATTATGGGTGTTGTTAATAAACAAAAAGAAGACCAGGCTACAAGAGTAAAAAACTTCATGAACTATCAACTCATGAATAAGATGAAAGAGTATGAACCCGAGTTCGATCAGTTACTTTTTTATCTCCCTCTTAGCGGCTCTGCATTCAAGAAAGTATATTATGATGAACTTCTTGACAGAGCCGTGTCTAAATTTGTTCCGGCAGATGATCTGATAGTTCCATACACTGCAACCTCTTTAGAAGATGCAGAAGCAATCGTACATGTTTTAAAAATATCAGAAAATGATTTAAGAAAAAAACAAGTGTCTGGTTTCTATAGAGATGTAGAAATTACACCAGGTTACTCACAAGAAACAGAAGTAGAGAAAAAAGAAAGAGAGTTAGAAGGGACTAGAAAAACTAGAGATGAACAAATGTTTACAATTCTAGAGTTTCACACAAATATAGATCTTGAAGGTTTTGAAGATAAAGATGCAGAACAAAATCCAACAGGAATAAAACTTCCTTACATTGTGACTCTTGATTCATCATCAAGAGAAGTTTTATCTATCAGAAGAAATTACAAAGCTGAAGATCCGTTAAAAAATAAAATAGAATATTTTACTCATTTTAAATTTTTACCTGGTTTAGGTTTTTACGGTTTTGGTTTGATCCACATGATTGGTGGATTATCGAGAACTGCAACGAATGCATTAAGACAATTGTTAGACGCTGGTACGTTTTCTAATATGCCAGCTGGATTTAAACAAAGAGGTATTCGTGTTAGAGATGAGGCACAATCAATACAACCTGGAGAGTTTAGAGATGTAGATGCACCTGGTGGAAACATCAGAGATGCATTCATGCCTCTACCTTTTAAAGAACCATCAGCAACATTGTTACAATTAATGGGTATAGTGGTTCAAGCAGGTCAACGATTTGCCGCCATAGCTGACATGCAGGTTGGTGACGGCAACCAACAGGCAGCTGTTGGAACGACCATTGCCCTTTTAGAGCGTGGCTCCAGGGTCATGTCAGCCATACATAAAAGATTGTATGTGGCGTTAAAACAAGAATTTGTTTTATTAGCAGAAGTATTTAAAACTTATCTACCACCAGAATATCCATACGATGTTGTAGGTGGACAGAGAAATATCAAAGTCGCAGACTTTGATGATAAGATTGATATCTTGCCTATTGCTGATCCAAATATATTTTCACAATCACAGAGAATAACTTTAGCTCAAACAGAATTACAACTTGCTATGTCAAATCCTGGAATGCACAATTTATATGAGGCATACAGAGACATGTACACTGCAATAGGTGTTAAAGATGTAAATAGAATTTTACCTCCACCTCAACAACCTATGCCAATGGATCCAGCTGCAGAAAATATTTTAGCTATGACGGGAAAACCTTTTCAAGCATTTAAAGGTCAAGATCACAGAGCACATATTACTTCGCATTTAAATTTTATGGCAACCAATATGGTTAAAAATAATCCAATGATTATGGGCGCATTGCAAAAAAACATTTTTGAACACATAAGTCTAATGGCACAAGAACAGTTAGAAGTAGAGTTTAGAGAAGAGTTACAACAATTAATGCAGTTACAACAGATGGCACAGGTAAATCCTGCCATGGCACAAAGCCCTGAGATACAACAACAACTTTTAACTCTAAATTTATCAATTGAAGCAAGAAAAGCTAAATTAATTTCTGAAATGACACAAGAATTTAAAGATGAAGAGAACAAAATTATGGGTGATTTTGGAAATGATCCTGTTGCAAGACTAAAAGCTAGAGAATTAGATCTTAGAGCTATGGATAATGAGCAAAAACGTACGCAAGCAGAAGAAAGATTAAATCTAGATAAGTCTAGAGCAATGATGAATCAAGATTTACAAGAAGAAAAGCTTGATCAAAACGAAGAATTGGCTAAACTAAGAGCTAATACATCGATTGAAAAAACTATTTTAGGTAAAACTCTTCCGAGTTCGGATAAAATGCCTGGAAATGTTGCAATCATTCGAAAAACTGGAGAATAAATATGAAAAAAAACAAAAAATCAAGTCACGCAGGCATGGTTCATGTAGATCATGACATGTTTACGAACAAAGATGGCTTTCCAAACGGAGGAGTTGAGATAGAAACTACAAAAGCTGACGCAACTCAGTCTGTTCAAGTAAGAGGAACTAAAAGAATGCTGTCTGAAAAGAAAAAAGACGCAGATTGGTATTAATTTATGTGGTTATCGGCAATTAAACTAGCCGTTTCTGCTGGAAGTAAAATTTATGCTAATAAGCAGAGAACAAAAATGGCGATGTCTGATGCACAACTAATGCATGCAGAGAAAATGGCCCGAGGTGACGAAGCTTACCAGGGAAAACTACTAGAAGCCCGACAGTCAGACTGGAAGGACGAGGCAGTTTTGATAATTTTAAGTTTGCCCGTGTTGGTGCTCGCATATGCAGTCATATCGGACGACCCAACTGCTATGGACAAGGTAAAATTGTTCTTCGACATGTTCTCCCAGCTTCCGTCATGGTTTACAAATTTGTGGATCCTTGTAGTGGCGAGCATATATGGTATAAAGGGCACACAAATTTTTAGAAACGGAGGTAAAAAATAATGGCTAAGAAAAAAATAAAAAAATTTCTTAAAAAAGCTGCACCACTATTGGCGATCGCTGGATTAGGAAAAGCATTTATGAATGCTAGAAATAGAAAAAATCAAATGAAAGAATTTTTAGCTACTGAAGGCGGAGATCTTGCTGACATGAGAGACTATGGACCTTTTAGTAAAGGTCCTGGATTCGTACCCGTAAATATGATGACAGCAAAAGACATGGCTAAAGATCCATTTTTTGTAAATGCAGAGACTTTAATGAACGATCAAAGAATGTTCAAAAAAGGTGGCAGAGTTAAAAAAGGCTTTGCTAAAAAGAAAAAACAAGCAAACAAAATGAGGAAAAAATAATGCCTGGAACAATGATGATGAAAAGACCCATGATGAACAAAGGTGGTAAAGCTTTAAAAAAAGTTAAACCATCTCAAAAAGGTTTAAAAAAATTACCTAAAAAAGTTAGAAACAAAATGGGTTATATGAAGGATGGTGGGAGAGCAAGATAATGGCTCGCCCAGGTTTATACGCAAACATTCACGCTAAAAGAAAGCGTGGAGGTAAGATGCGAAAGAAGGGTGCAAAAGGTGCACCTAAAGCATCTGACTTTAAACGTGCAAAACAAACAGCGAGGAAATAATGACTAAACTATGTCCTAGAGGAAAAGCTGCAGCGAAAAGAAAATTTGACGTATATCCTTCAGCATACGCGAATGCATATGCTAGTAAGATCTGTGCCGGTAAAATTAAAGACCCCTCTGGTGTAAAGAGAAAAGATTTCAAAGGACCTAAACCTGCTGGAAAAAAAGATGGTGGTAGAATAGGTTTTAAACGTGGTGGTATCGCAAAAGGTTGTGGTAAGGTTATGTCTAATAGAAGGAAAGTAACAAAGGTCTACTAATGGCTGGTTTAAAAGAATGGTTTAAACAAGATTGGGTAGATATCGGTGCCAAGAAAAAAGGCGGAGGTTTTAAAAAATGTGGAAGAAAATCTGCAAGTGGATCAAAAAGAAAATATCCAAAGTGCGTCCCTGCTGCCAAAGCGGCAAGCATGACAGACTCTCAGAGGCGGAGTGCCGTTGCAAGGAAAAGAAGTAAAGCACAAGGTGTTGGTGGTAAACCAACAAATGTTCCAACATTTGCTAAAAGAAAAAAAATGAGTATGGGAGGTTTAGTATGAGCAAAGGTACTATGCCTGCTAGAAACAAAAAGAATTTCAGATCTACAAAGTCTGGAGCAGGCATGACACGAGCCGGTGTTGCTGCCTATAGAAGATTAAATCCCGGCTCTAAATTAAAAACAGCCGTGACTGGTAAAGTGAAGCCAGGATCAAAAGCTGCTAAAAGGCGTAAATCCTTCTGTGCGAGAAGCGCAGGACAGATGAAAAAGTTTCCTAAAGCTGCTAAAGATCCTAATTCAAGATTACGTCAGGCTAGAAGGAGATGGAAATGTTAAAAAAGAAAAAAATAAAAGGTGTAATTAAAGGTTTGAAGAAAGCTTCTAAATTACATGCAAAACAAGCTAAAACATTGAAAGGAGTTATAGGTGGCAGATCCAAAAGTAGGAACGGGAAAAAAGCCTAAAGGCTCAGGCAGGAGATTATACACAGATGAAAATCCGAGAGATACTGTCAGCATTAAGTTTGCGACTCCATTGGACGCGAAGAAAACTGTTGCGAAAGTTAAAAAGATTTCAAAACCGTTTGCGAGGAAAATTCAGATCTTAA